GATAATCTTAAATTAATGCCAACTGATTATGAAGTAACTTTATCTTCTAAAGGTATGGCTCACTTTAAATCAGATGTTGCCCAATACTGGGTAGCGATTGAATCGAGATAGGAGTAAAATAATGAGTGAAGAAACTACAGCACCAGAACAAACTCAAGAAGAAGTAGGTTTGTCGTATGGTGATATTACAGCCGCAGTTCAAATCATCGATGTATGCTCACAAAGAGGCGCAATTAAGGGTGACGAGTTAGTGCAGGTTGGCACAGTCCGTGAGAGATTTGTTGCTTTTCTACGTCACGCACAAGAAAATGGTGAAGAGATTGGTGAACTACCATCTTCTGCTTATAACCAACAGACAGAAGCACCTGTTGAAGAAGAGGTACCTGCTGAAGAAGCAGAATAGTTGTAAAAGGGGAGAGGTAACACTCTCCCCGACTTTATTTTTATATTATGGAGAATGGCATGAGTGACAAGCAAGATTTCTTGTGGGTCGAATCTTATCGACCACAAACAGTTCAAGAGACGATTTTGCCAGATCGTCTAAAGCAAACTTTTCAACAGTTTGTAGATCAAAAGAATGTGCCTAACCTTTTACTATCTGGTAGAGCAGGTGTTGGTAAAACAACAATTGCAAAAGCCATGCTAGAAGAAATTGGTGCTGACTACATTGTGATCAATGGTTCGATGAATGGTAACATTGACACACTACGGCACGACATATCCAACTTTGCTTCAAGTGTATCATTCACTGGTGGCAGAAAATATGTTATCCTCGATGAGGCTGACTATCTAAACGCAAATTCCACACAGCCCGCACTTCGTAACTTTATGGAAGAGTTCTCGAAAAACTGTGGCTTCATTATGACTTGTAACTTCAAGAATCGAATCATCGAACCACTTCACTCAAGATGTAGTGTAGTCGAGTTCTCAATCGATAAAGCAGACAAGCCCGCAATGGCAAGTCAGTTCTTCAAGAGAGTTTGTGGTATTCTAAATGATGAAGGTGTGACATTCGACCAGAAAGCAGTTGCTGAATTGGTTCAGTTACACTTCCCAGATTGGCGTAGAGTTCTAAATGAACTACAGCGTTATGCCACAACTGGTAATATTGATGCGGGTATTCTAAGTAACAAGTCTGGCGAGAATATTTCTAGTCTGATTGATCTGATGAAGAATCGTGATTTTACTGCGACTCGCAAATGGGTTGCTGAAAATGTTGATGTAGATTCTGCTGTTCTGTATCGTCAGTTGTATGATACATTACCTGCTCGAATTAATACCACACAGAGTGTTGCTGATGCGATTATCATTCTTGCTGACTATCAGTACAAAGAAGCATTCGTAGCAAACTCAGAGATCAATCGTGTTGCCGCACTTGCGACACTCATGGCGGAGATTGATTGGAAATGAAACTGCCTCCCAACTTCTGGAAAAAGAAAAGGGAGAAGTGTTTCTTGTGTAGCGGTCCTCTAGGTAAAAACTCTGGAGAGATCGTTTACAATTATCAAGATGGAGAAGGTAAAGTGCAAGTATGCGAAGTATGTTTAGATGAGATAGAGGAGAGCCAGAATGAGCAAACCATTTGATTATGTAAACTCTATCAACAGCACCAAGAAGAACATGATGCGAGAAACAGAAAACGATGATTTAGCAGAGAGAGGCTACGAGCCATGGCTAACAAACAATGCGTTATCTTACTTTCCAGATACGATTCTATACGCAAATGAGATGAACACATACCACCAACTCGACAAGCGACCCCAGTACGAGTATCTTATAAATACCATTAGACCCAAGAAGCGATGGTCGAAATGGGTAAAGAATGCTAGTAATGAAGAACTTGAATTGGTTTGTAACTATTATGGTTGTAACAAGATTGTCGGTCAAGAGTATCTATCTTTATTGTCTAGTGAGCAATTACAAACTATAAAAAAAGAACAAGATACTGGTGGTATTAAAAATGAATCTAATAGAAGAACTCGTTGAAGTTACTCTGCCAAGTGAGGAAAGTTTTCTGAAGATAAAGGAAACTCTCACCAGAATCGGCATAGCATCAAAGAAAGATCAGAAGCTATTCCAATCTTGTCACATTCTACATAAACAAGGTAAGTACTATATTGTACACTTCAAAGAACTGTTTATGCTAGACGGCAAGACGAATGACTTCTCAGAAGAAGACAAAGGAAGAAGAAACACAATCGTGTCTCTACTTACAGAATGGGGTTTGGTAAAACCTTTGAATGCAGATCAAATCGTTGAGCCTGTTGCTCCATTATCACAAATCAAAATTCTTCCACACAAAGAGAAGAATGACTGGGAACTAGTTGCAAAATATAGTATAGGTAAAAAGCGATAAGGAAAATATAGTATGAGTGATATAATCACACAATTGATGACAGATGCTCACCTTGAGCAAGAGCAAAGAACCCTAAAGATTTACAAATTATTCGATGAAGCCCACTTGCCAGTTTATGGCACAGAATGGTCTGCCTGTTTCGATCTATGTGCATCGATTCGAGATACAGACGAAGTAACCATCGTGGGCGCATCAAACATCACAACAACTCGAACACTCACAAGTGGATTCATTCCACTGTATCGTGGAGAAAGATGTCTAGTTCCTACTGGACTTATCTTTGATCTAGACGAAGGTCAATCACTTAGAATACACCCAAGATCAGGTCTTGCTTGGAAACAAGGCGTGACTGTAGCAAATTGTGAGGGTATTGTAGATGCAGATTATGTGGAGCAGTCGTATGTAATGCTTGCTAACCTATCTCGTAATCCAGTAGAGATTCGTGATGGCATGAGAATCGCACAAGCAGAAGTTGTTGTTAATCCAAAGAAACTTAAATTTAAAGTCGTAGCAAATCGCCCCACTCAGAAGACTGATCGTGATGGTGGTTTCGGTTCAACAGGAGTACACTAATGAAAGAGTTATGGTATGTTTTAGGTGGGTGTGCAGTATTCTTCTTAGGATTCAGCACAATGGTTTATCCAAATATCGAACACAAAGGTGGTGGTTATCATCATGCCTGTATCGATGAATGTTATGAACAACTTAAAAAGAATCGTGCTGAAAAAGAAATACGAGATGCTGAGTTAGCGGCATACAACGAAGCAAATGGTATCGTGGTAGAAGCACCAGACCCCGGTGAGAAACTATGGGGCGGTTGTATGGGTTGTCATGGTCAGAATGGAGAAGGTGGACTAGGACCTAAGTTGTCTGGTCAAACATTCGATTATATCTCTGGAAGACTTATCACATACAAAGGTCGTGGTACAGTTGGAAAGCAATCAAACATGATGTGGTCACAGGCATCAGCATTGAGTGATCAAGACATCACAGCAGTGTCGAAGTACATAGCTGAGAAGCTATAGGGGTTGACAAATCCATTATAGCCTGTTATAATGGTAGTTCAATTAATGGGAGAATAACATGAAGTATTTACTAGGTATTGTTTTTAGTTTAGTGCTTGTATCACCAACATTCGCATGGGACAAAAGCCCTGCTAGAGTTTTGGTTTGGACAGAAGTGTGTGAAGAATTTCATCAACCTATCTATGGGATGATAGAACGACCTGCCTCAAGTGCCGAAGTATTCACTGGATTTCTAATCGGTGGAGCAATAGGTAATCAGTTTGGCAGTGGTAGCGGTAAAGATGCGATGACTGCTCTTGGTGCGTTCAGTGGTGCTGATCAAGCATCACAGCGTAAACGAGAAAAAGTCGTCATTCGCTACGAAAGAAAGACTCGCTGTCATTGGGAGTATCGATAAGATACAGCCGTGACCGGGCGGTCATATAGTAAATATATGACCGATATGCATAAAAGTCATGAACTTTTTCTAGAAAATTAGTCTAAGTCATGACTTTTTGCGTATAAATAATCGTGTAAGATGCTTTCGGGGTCTTACACAACTTAACCTTGCATAACAATGGAGGTCTAATATGACTTATTTGCAAACAACAAAGTATGATCCTTTGAATACACTAGGGTTTGATAGAATTTTTGATAGAATGGCTCAGATGACTGCAACGCCACAATCACAAACTTCATACCCACCTTATAACATTATTAAAACTGATGACGAATACGAACTCTATACTATTGAAATCGCACTAGCGGGCTTCAAAGAAGAGGATATTGATATTGAGTTGAAAGACGGAGAGTTAACCATTGAAGGTAACTCCGGTCAACAAGAAGATGATAGAGAATATGTTCACAAAGGCATTGCCGCAAGAGCATTTACTCGAAAATTCACACTCGTTGATACAATTCTAGTACAAGGTGCAGTGTTCAAAGATGGGATACTAAGTGTTTACTTAGAGAATGTCATCCCAGAAGAAGAGAAACCTAGAAAAGTGGAAATCAATGGCACTTATAAAGGACCTCACCATTCTGGTGATAAAGAATTTCTAGCAGAGTAAAACCAAAAGTAGTATGTAACACAGGGGATGAGTCACGCATTGTGGCTCATCCAATTAAACACGTTCGACATAAACAGGAGTAAAAGTAAAAGTGAAAAAAGCACTCTCTTACCTTAAGGCTAAGAGTTGCGATGGGTTCTTTTGTGAACTAGTTTCGACTTTAATACTATGCACAGCCAGTATCTATGTAATGGCTTACAGCATACAAAGTATCTCTTAGATTAAGGGTACAAAACAACAAAAATTACTTGACATCCCACACATAACTATGTTATACTGATTTCAATATTGAATGAGGTTTAGATTATGAAATTTATTGAACAGTTGCCTAAGCTGTATAAGCGTGACAGCAAAGGAAAGATTCGAGTTTGGGAAGTTGAAGTTGGATATTCCAATGACGACTATGCAGGCATTAGAACTGTAGCAGGACTCGAAGAAGGTAAAAAAGTAACAAGTGAATGGAATCTCAGTGAAGCGAAGAATGTTGGTAAATCCAACAGTACGACCGCCTACACCCAAGCCCAAGCCGAAGCAAAGGCTCTCTGGGACAAACGAATAGAAAAGGAATATTTTGTAGACATCGAGATGATCGACTCTTATGATAAGTTCGATCCAATGCTTGCTGGCGACTATACAAAAGTCAAAGTAAAACCTACCAATGGTTATTCTCAACCAAAGCTAGACGGCATTCGCTGTATAGCAAACTCAAAAGGTCTATGGACAAGAACTGGTAAACCAATTACTAGTTGCCCCCACATTTGGGAAGAAGTTCGTGATCTACTTGAAGCAAATCCAAATGTCACTCTTGATGGTGAACTTTACAATCACGAACTGAAGCAAGACTTCAACAAGATTGTTAGTCTCGTAAGAAAGACTAAGTTCACTGATGCCGATCTTGCAGAGTCACAACGATTAGTTCAGTATCATGTTTACGACATTCACTGCTCTAGTAATCCAGATGTTACATTCTCGATTCGTAATGTCGAGTTAGAAGAATATGTAACTAACTCTTTTGAGCAATACGTTCATCTTGTACCCACAACATTCTGCTACAATCAAGACGAGTTAGATGAGTTGTATTCATCATACATGACTGATGGTTATGAAGGTCAGATGATTCGCCTTGACGAGAAGTACGAAAACAAACGATCTAAGTTTCTACTCAAAAGAAAAGAGTTCATCACAGAAGAGTTTGAAGTCGTATCAATGGAAGAGGGGCAAGGCAACTGGTCTGGTCACACCAAACGATTCATTCTAAAACTAGAAGATGGTCGAGAAGTTGGTGCGGGTGTTCGTGGTAATCAAGAGCAGTTGAGCAAACTGTGGGAGTCACAAGAGACACCAGACTGGGCAACCCTTCGATACTTTGATTTAACACCAGATGGAATACCTAGATTTCCAGTCGTGATTGACTATGGTGTTGGTGAGAGAGACGATTAGTATTGACAAAGTGTTTCATATAATGTACAATGTTTCAGATAATTTACAAAATGGAGTAGTAGTTTGAGTTATTATACTTGTGTTAACCGATACGGCAACAATATGCTTTATCGTGGATATGATAAAGATGGTAATGCTGTAAAGGCACGAGTTCCATTTGCACCAACGATGTATCTCGCTTCACAGAAAGCGACTGGAGAGTGGAAGACTCTTTATGGTCAACCAGTCGAGCCAATGAAACTTGAGTCGATGTCAGAAGCAACTGACTTCATCAAGAAGTACAAAGACATCGACAACTTCAAAGTACATGGCAACGCAAACTTTGTTGCTCAGTTCATCAATGAGAAACACCCAGGTGTTATCGAATACGATCTCAAAAACATCGAAGTTGGTAACATCGATATCGAGGTTCAGTCAGACGATGGCTTTCCAGAACCAGATCAAGCAAAACATCCAATCACTTCTATCTGTTACAAGAGTAGCAAACTCAACACATATTATGTGTGGGCTTGTGGTGATTATGATGTCAGTAAAACAGAACTCGATCTTGATGGTGCTGAAGTTGTTTATGTTCAGTGTTCTGGCGAGTCTGATCTCATTCTGAAGTTCATTGGTCATTGGTATCACAACTGCCCAGATATTATTACTGGTTGGAACATTCGACTATTTGATATACCTTATCTTATCAGAAGAACGCAAAACATTCTTGGAGCAGAGACTGTCAAGAAGTTTTCGCCATTCAATGTTACAAAGCATCGTGAGATTGCTATCAAAGGTAAACGAATGGATGCCTATGAGATTTATGGTGTTCAACAAGTAGACTACTATGATCTGTTTCAGAAGTTTGGTTATACCTATGGTAATCAAGCATCGTATTCACTAGATCATATATCGTCAGTTGTTCTTGGTGAGAAGAAGTTATCTTACGAAGAGCATGGTTCTCTATTCGATCTGTACAAGTCAGATCATCAGAAGTTCATTGACTACAACATCAAAGATGTTCAGTTAGTTGACAAGATCGACAAGCAAACTGGACTGATGGACTTGGCACTGATTATTGCCTATAAAGGTGGTGTGAACTACTCAGACACATTTGGCACAACTGGTATTTGGGATTCAATCATCTATCGTTATCTGTATGCTCAGAAGATTGCTGTGCCACCAGTTGAAGCAAAGCACAAAGATGCTTACCCAGGTGGTTATGTGAAAGAACCAAGAGTTGGTATGAGCGATTGGGTTACTTCATTCGATTTAAACTCTCTGTATCCAAATCTAATTGTTCAATACAATATGTCGCCCGAGACTTTACTCAATGGCTCTGGTGACTTTACTGCAAGTGGAGTAGATCATTATCTTGACAACGAACTAACAGACGAAGCAAAGGCGATGGATGTCGCAGTTGCCGCAAATGGTTCGATGTATCGTAAAGACAAACGTGGTATGTTGCCAGAGATGATTATTGGCTTGTACAATGAGCGTAGAACTGTAAAGAATGATATGCTCAAACTCAAGCAAGACTACGAGAAGTCAAAGAGCAAAGAACTCAGTCGTGAGATCAATCGACTCGACAACACACAAATGGCTGTAAAGATTTTGCTCAACTCACTCTATGGTGCTTTGGGTAATCAATACTTTCGATACTTTGAGTTACGAATCGCAGAAGGTATCACATTGTCTGGTCAGTTGTCGATCAAGTGGGCAGAGAAAGCGATGAACGAGTATCTCAACAAGATGCTCAAGTCGGAAGAAGATTATGTAATTGCAATTGATACTGATTCGCTTTATGTTGATATGAATCCACTAGTGAAAGCAGTCAATCCTAAAGACCCAGTTGCGTTCATTGACAAAGCCTGTGAAGAAAAGATCGTGCCAATGCTTGCTAAGTCTTATGCGAAGATGAATGATCGACTCAATGGATTCGAGAATCGAATGGTAATGGCTCGTGAAGCAATCGCAGACAAGGGTATCTGGACTGCTAAGAAACGCTATATACTTAACGTGTATAATAATGAGGGTGTTCAGTACGCAGAACCTAAACTCAAGATTATGGGCATTGAAGCTGTTAAGTCGTCAACGCCACAAATTGTTCGAGATAAGTTTAAGAAAGCGTATTCGATTATGCTAAACTCAACAGAGGCTGATCTACAGAAGTTCGTATCAGACTTCTATGAAGAGTTCAAGAGTTTGCCACCAGAAGAAGTATCTTTTCCCAGAAGTGTCAGTGACATAGAAAAGTGGAGAGATAAATACACAATATATAAGAAAGGTACTCCGATTCATGTAAGAGGTGCATTATTGTACAACAAGCAAATCGAGAAATTGAATCTTTCTAGTGAAGGTATCAAGAATGGATCGAAAGTGAAGTTCTGTTACCTGAAGATGCCCAATCCAGTTATGGAGAACGTCATCTCATTCAATCCATTCTTACCAAAAGAGTTTGGCTTACATGATCACATTGATTATGAAGTACAATTTAACAAGACATTCAAAGAACCATTGAAACTGGTATCTGATGCCATCAATTGGGAACTTGAATATATAAACTCGCTCGAAGGCTTTTTTTCATGAAAATGATTATACCAACATTCAAAGCATTTACTGAACGTAAATACTATGAAGCAATGCTTGAGCGTGATGATTGGGGTGAAGAGAAGATTAGTGTAAGAGAGTGGTTAGATGAAAGTGAAGAGTTCCTTAGAGAAGAATATTTAGAATTAGCAAGAAAGAAAAGAGATATAGAATCAGAAGACAAATAGGAGAAAAATATGTCTGATATATTTGATTTCGGTTTTACAGCCGTAGACGAAGATGAACTGCAGGCGGTAAAGGCTGTCAAGCAAGAAGCCACGCAGATGTCATCATCGGCAAAACAAAAGCAAGATCAGTTGGATGAGTTGTATAACTCAGTTATTCCACTGTTGAATAATCTAAAAGCAAATCCAGAAAAAGAGTACATTCTATGGCCTAACCGTACTCTAAAAATTGAGCAGTTCGAGAAAAAGTTGTTTGACATTTACAACAGATAGTGCTATAATGGCATTCGTGAAGTATATTATATTGGAGAATAAATTATGTCGTCATTAATGGAGAAACTCGCCAAGAACTCGACTATCAAAGCAACATCAAACATTATGGATTCAAAAGTGTTTGGTAAGAAAGATATGGCACCTACACCAGTGCCAATGGTGAATGTTGCTTTGTCTGGTCGAATCGATGGTGGTCTAGTACCGGGTCTGCTGATGCTTGCAGGTCCTTCAAAGCATTTCAAATCTGCATTCGCACTTCTGATGGCTGCCGCTTATCAGAAGAAATATCCAGATGCAGTTGTGCTATTTTATGATTCAGAGTTTGGTACGCCACAGTCGTACTTTGAATCATTTGGTGTAGATATGGATCGAGTGATTCACACACCAATTACTGATGTTGAGCAGTTGAAGTTTGATATCATGCAACAGTTGGATGGCCTTGATAAGAAAGATAAAGTGTGTATTCTTATCGACTCTATCGGTAACCTTGCTTCTAAGAAAGAAGTCGAAGATGCTATGTCTGGTAAGTCAGTTGCTGATATGTCACGAGCCAAGCAGATGAAGTCTCTGTTCAGAATGGTTACACCACATCTGAATCTAAAAGACATTCCACTTGTTGCTGTGAATCACACATACAAAGAGATTGGTCTATATCCAAAAGATATCGTATCTGGTGGTACTGGTGCTTACTATTCTGCTGATGCTATCTGGATTATTGGTCGTCAACAAGAGAAAGTTGATAAAGAGATCAAAGGCTATCATTTCATCATCAACATCGAGAAGTCTCGCCATGTTCGTGAGAAAGCGAAGATTCCAGTGTCTGTGACATTTGAAGGTGGTATCTCTAAGTGGTCTGGTCTAATGGAAGTCGCTGAAGCAGGTGGCTACATCGTCAAGCCAAAAGTTGGTTGGTACGAAGCAGTCGATCCAAAAACTGGTGAAGTTCTTTGTGATAAGATGATGCGAGCCAAAGAGATCGTTGATAACAAAGAGTTTTGGTTGATGATGTTTGAGAAGACTGACCTCTCCTCGTTTATCAAAGATAAGTACACAATGGCAAGTAAAACATTAATAGATGATGATTCTCAGATTGAAGAGAATATGGAGATCGTAACGGATGCTTGAGCAAACGATTCTATCAGGATTGTTACATAATGAAGATTATATGCGAAGAGTTGTGCCTTTTCTCAGTGATGATTATTTCGATGACTTCTCTGAGAAAAGTGTTTACAAGTCGATTATAAACTACATATCTGATTACAATGGAGTGCCTACGAAAGAGGCACTTCGTATCTCTATTGAAGAAAAGTCTAACATTAGTGATGATCAGTATCAATCAATATCGCAGATCATTACCGCTTTAGAGTATGATGAGAAGACTGACATTGAATGGCTTGTCGATAAGACAGAGAAGTTCTGTCAAGACAAAGCCATCTACAATGCTGTTCGTGAATCTATTCTTGTTCTTGATGGTCAACACAAAGACCTAGACAAGGGTTCGATTCCAGAGTTGCTGAGTAAAGCACTTGGCGTATCTTTTGATCAAGCGATTGGTCACGACTTCCTTGAACAGCCCGAAGAACGATTCGAGTTCTATCACACGAAAGAAGACAAGATTGCATTCGACCTTGATCTGTTCAACAAGATCACAAAGGGTGGTTTGTCACGCAAGTCATTGAGTATCGCTCTTGCAGGTACTGGTGTTGGTAAGACTTTGTTCATGACTCATTGTGCATCAGCCAATCTTATGGCAGGTAAGAATGTTCTCTACATCACAATGGAAATGGCAGAAGAAAAGATATCAGAGCGTATTGATGCTAATCTAATGAACACAACGATGGACAGTCTACAAGATATGCCTAAAGATGTGTTTATGAAGAGAGTCAAGAAAGT